ACTACACCAGTACCAGAACACGTTATACAAAAATCAGTTAAATTAGCTGATGATTGGATACCAACTGTAAACAAAAATTCTAAAAGAATGGTTGTTAAAGAATTAGATGGTTCAAGTAAAATATATGAAAATGGAATATTAAAACAAAATTTATATAGAGGAACAGGTGGTGAAGGTAAAGTTAATATAGCATCTGGCAATATATTTGATGATGCAACATATGCAACTAGTTCAAAAGATATTGCACAAATGTATGGTAAAAATGTTGAAACTGTAAATCAAACTTTATCTAATCCTATAATTATTAAAAACGATGGAGATCTTATAAAATTTTTTGAAACAACAGGAAAAAAATATTCTAATTATGATTATGTTAAAGTTAGTGAATGGGTGAGAAATAGATACAAAGAATTAAGAGCTAAAGAGATAGATCCAGAAATGGCTTTTAAAATTATAGATAAAGAAGCAACTAAAGTATTTGGTTATAATTATAAATTTTCAAACTTTTATATGTCTAGACCTTTTCAAAATGACATAGATAATTTTAGAAAAACAATAGTAATGCCTATTTATAATGAAGCTAAAGATATAGCTCTAAAAAAAGGACATGATGGTGTTGATGTTAAAATAGGTGTAAGTCAAGGTGGCAGCAAAGTATTTGATGAAAAATCACCTGTTCAAATAAATAAATTAATTAACGAAAAAAAAATATTAGTAGATCAAACATTTAGTCATGATCAAACTATATTCTTTAATAAATTAAGAAATAAAGCAGATGATATAATGGAAGACGGAGTATTAGTTAATCCTAATAAAGTAGATACTGCACCTAGTGGAGTAGGTGCTGCTGTAAATACTGATACTAAAAATCTATCTACAGCAGGAAAGAGATTAGAAGGGGAAGCCTTTGTAAAAAGTTATTTCTCTAGATTTGGAGAAGAAGGGCCTTGGACTCCTGTATTTAGAGTAATGAAATCGGCAACAACAAATGGCAGAAAAATGATGTCCGATATTCTAGACACTCCTTTGCTTAAACTAAAAAACACAAAGGATTGGGGCTTTCAATCAACTGGTGCATCTTTAGAAGTACAATTAAAGATGGAAGAAGTTGCAGTAATAGAAAGCATGAAAGATATTAAAACTGCTTATATGAAGTATTTAGAAAGTATTGGCCAAACAAAACCTAAAACAGAAATAGGTGTTAATTGGAGAAATACATTAGATAGTGAAGCTTATTCTATGTCACAATTTTCTCAAGAAATTGTAAGAGCTAGAATTACAGGAAAACATCCTAATCAGTTTGTAGAAGAAGCAGCAAGAATTACACAAGAAAAAGTATATGGCCCATTAATGGAGCAAATAAAAAAATATAAATTAAGAGAAGCTCCTGTAGAGCAAGAGTTAGCTGCAATGGAAAGTGTATTAAAAATGCTTAGAGATACTAAGCAAGTAAGAAAAGTTGTTAAATCAAAAATAGACGGAAAAACAGCTACATGGACAGTAGAATTATTAGAAGCTCAAATAAAAAAATTAACAGATAGATTAGCTAATATAAAAAACACACCAGATGGTGTTAAAAATTATATTAACATTATCTACAATAAAACAGCTATTGATAACAATCCTGCATTATTTAAAAAAATAATTAAAGATTTTTTAGTTCGTAAAAATATTACTATGAACGAAGCTAAATTAAATAAACTAGTAGAAGATCTATCTGGTCATTTTCCTTTTACAAGATTTGAAAAAAGAAGTTGGGATAAAATGCTAGTTAAATTAGATGCTGTTAAAAATGGTGGTATTAAAGAATTAAACGAAATAATAGCTAATGAAAGATTTTTATTTAATAGACCAAGATACGCAAGAGCAAGTAAAGCAAGACATTTAAATTTAGATGCAGAAGCACAATTAGCTTTGTTAGATGCAGGTATGATTGGCAATGATATTTTTGCATTACAAAAAGCATATTACAGACAAATAGTTCCAGATATTTTATTAACTAAAAAATACGGAGATACATCTGGTATGGGATACAAATATGTATCTGAAGCTGAGTCTATGACTGAGCCTGGACTGTTACAAGTAGCAGCAGAATATAATATGAAAATTGGTTTTACTCAAAACAAAGCTAAAAGATTAGCATTAGTTAAAGAAAAAAATCAAGTATTAGGTGATCTAGAAGCAGCAGTAGAATTGTTAAGAGGTACTTATGGTTTACCATCTAATCCTCATCATTGGACTTCTGTAGCTATGAGAACAATGAAACATTATAATGCATTAACTATGCTTACTGGATTTGCAGCAGCAATACCAGACGCAGCTAGAGTTGTTATGACCTCTGGTATTAAACGAGGATTTCAAACACAATTTGAAATGTTAGCAGATTCTATAAGTGGTGGATCTATTTTTAAATTAGGTAAAAAAGAAGCTCAATCTTGGGGAGAAGCAGTTGATCTAATTACTAACCAAAGAGCTATGTTATTTGCAGATATGCCATCAGATATGTTTGGTTTTGTAAACAAAATGGAAAGTGCAATGGGTAAAACTTCTCAGTTTAACTTTATGTATATTAACCTTATGTCAAGATGGACTGAAATGGCTAAGTCTATGGCATCAGTAACTATTGGTTCTAGAATAATAGAAGACTCTATTAAATGGGGTAAAGGTGGTTTATCTGATAAATGGAAAACAGCATTAGCTAGTTCTGGTATTGATGAACAAATGGCTAAAAGAATAGCAGTACAATTTGAAACTCATGGTACAAAATTAAAACATAACTTTATTGCAGGTACATCTGAATGGACAGATGATGCAGCTAAAAAAGCTTTTGGTGCAGCATTAAATAAAGATATTAATATTACTATTGTAACTCCAGGTAAAGGCGACACAGCTTTATGGATGAGTACAGAATTAGGATCAACTATAGCTCAGTTTAAAAAATTTGCAGCAGCAGCTTCTCAAAGAATTTTATTAAGAGGTATGCAAGAACGTGATGCTGATTTTTTATTTGGTTCTATGTTGTTACTTGGATCTGGAATGATGATTGATGGTTTGTATCACAAATATAGATTTAACAGAGATTATGGTAAACTATCTTTATCAGAAAAATTAATAAATGCTTTTGATAGATCTGGTTTAGCAGGAATTTATAGTGACGTTAATAAAGCAATAGAAACTTTAACAGATAATAGATTTGGAATTTCTCCATTACTAGGTGCAGGTAAACCTTATGGTTCATCAACACGATGGAAGATGGGAACAATACTTGGCCCATCTGGTGGACAAATTTATAACATTTTTGATATTATCTATGATGTTGCAGGTGGTAAGTATAACCATCACACAGCAAAAAATGTGCGTAGGTTAATTCCTTGGCAGAATGTATGGTATCTTGATTGGTTGTTTGACGACATACAAAAAGGATTAAAATAATAAATGGCTATTACTATTTCTGATACTGAACCTCGTGTTCAATATACTGCAACATCTGGACAGACTAGTTTTTCTGTACCTTTTGAATTTTTTACTGTTTCTGATATTAAAGTATTTAATGGTAGTACACAATTATCATACAATGCATCACCTTCATCAGCTTCACAATATTCAGTAACAGGTGCAGCAGTTTCTGGTGGTGGATCAATTACATTAGGGGGAGGGGCTACCCTTAACGATGTTATTACAATTTATAGAGATTTAGCTGTAGCAAGATCTACAGACTTTCCAACTTCTGGTGCATTTCAAATTGACTCGTTAAATACTGAATTAGATAAAATTATTGCTATGATCCAGCAAGTAGAAAGAGATTTAAAATTTTCTCCTAGAGCTGCAGCAACAACAGCAAATACTTTTAATATTACTTTTCCAAACCTTGCAGCAAACAAAGTATTATCAGTAAACAGTTCTGGTAACGGATTAGAATTTGCTCAAGATATAACTGATATACAAACTATTGCAGGAATAGCCTCTGCAGTTTCAAATGTTTCAAGTATTTCAACAGCTGTATCTGGAGTTCATTCAAATGCAACTAATATAAATTTAGTAGCAACAAATATAGGTTCAGTAAATGCAGTAGCAGCAGATATTGCAAAAGTAGTTGCAGTTGCAAATGATTTAGCAGAAGCAGTTTCAGAAGTAGAAACTGTAGCTGATGACTTAAATGAAACTACCTCTGAAATAGAAGTTGTAGCAAACAATATTGCAAATGTTAATATTGTAGGTGGTATAGATTCTTCAGTAACAGCAGTAGCAGGTAAAGCAACAGAAATTGGATTACTTGGTGTTTCTGGTGTTATTACAGATATGGGATTACTTGGTACTTCAGCAGTAGTAACTGACATGGATATATTAGCAACCTCTGCAAATGTAACTGCAATGGGATTACTTGGAACAAGTGCTGTAATTACAGATATGGGGCTATTAGGTACATCATCTAATGTTAGTGCAATGGCTACACTTGGTACATCTACTAATGTAACAAATATGGCAACACTTGCAGGAATTACTAATTTAACAAATTTAGCAAATGCTCATGCAGCAATATCA